CCCGGAGGTTTTATCCGGCTCGCCGTTCTTGTCATAAGCCTGCTGTTCCAGGCAATCAGCAATGGTTGGACAGGCTTGCACGTTAATCCATAGTTTGCCGTCTTCAAAAGCTTTGTTTACTGCTGCAACTCTGTCTTTTACCGGAGGATTTTTTTTCTTAGCCCTGACAGTGAACCCGAATTGCCGCAATATGGCAAGATCTGATCGGCTGGCATCGACTGATTTTCGACTACCTCCTGAAGCATCCGGATAAACGATTATCCGGTGGCCTTTATCCTGCCACCGCTCTTTTATAAGTTGAGCCATGTCGGGCGTGTCAAACATATCTTTCAATTCTGCCACAGCGTGATATCCATTTGCCCGCTCTACAAATACAGACGCAGCCATTTTGCCGACATTGAAGTCCATGCCGATATAAAGCGTCTCGTTTTTGCGGATCTGCTCTTTTGAATCATGCGCCTGGCGGTCGTAGTTGCGATAGACAGTGCCAGATGTCAGGTTGACGAACTGGCCGTTGATATATGCGGCAATAAGCTCTTTAGGGTACGCCTCGACAAGTGATGGGATATAATCAGCCGGAAGGTTTTTTTCATTGTCATAAGTGCTGCCCTGGATAAGCGCGTATCTTGCCTTGCGCTCGGGATTGTTTTGCAACTCCTTGACAAACTGCTCATGGGTAAACCGAAAACCCTCTGGCGTTGTGGTGACATCAACTGTATTTGCCCCATCCGGGTACCGCATCCGGGCAAGAATCTTGCGCCATGCGATACGGGCCTTGTCTATCGGCATAACGTCAAGCTCATCAATTAGCGCATGTGCTATGCGGAAACCAATGATTGTATGCGGCCTTTCCATTGACCGACAAATAATTGTGCTGCGGTATTGCCTCCCGGAATACAGATGAACTTCCTTGTTCGATTCTTTGATGTCTGCGTGCAGCCCCATATTGTAGGCCACTTCTTCCATTGAAGGGTAATAAATATCGCGGATCTGCGGATAAGTAGGCGCAAAGTATCCTTGGTTCATCCCCGGAAACCGCCAGGCGTTAATACACTGTGCTATGCAGCCGACCCAGGTCTTCCCCCCGCCATAGCCGGTGACAAATGCCCGGAAGCGCTGATGCTGCGCAAGGAAATGGCCTTGCGGCTTAGTCACTTTGGCTATCAAGTCGCCCATTTTCTGCCTGTATAATTACATTAACGGGTTCTGGTGCAGCTTGCGGATCGGCGGGTTCCGGTTTATCGTGCCAGTTGAACCGGTTGGCGAAATAGAGCTTGACAAGAGGAGCGTTAACATTTCGGTCGTACATCATTTTTTGAAGCTCAGTCTCCCAATACGCCTGGCTTGCCTCTTGACCACGCGTAAATGCGTCGGAAAAAGCTTCAAATTTCTTCACCCAATCATAAACAGTTGACTTGTGCAAACCCTCTTCTGCTGCAAACTGCGTAACGCTTTTACCCGCAGCAAGCGCAGTATATAGCCGATCTGGCTTGTCTTTTGCATATTTTGTCGGCCTGCCTTTTGTCATATACATATTCCTGCATATAATTAGTTTAAATCACCATACTTACAGAATTTTTTAATGTCAAGAGAAAAAACCCGGAGGGGCTTTTGCCGGTCCGGGTTCTTACATGATTAATCCTCCCACTTAAGCGACTGCCCCTCACAAAAGCCCGGTATTGGCCAATCAAAAAACTGCACCTCTGCCCCTTTAACCCACAACACAAGGCACTCTGCCCCTGCCTCGGCCTTACGATCCAGGGCTTCAATCTGGTGCGCTTCAAAATCAGACCAGCGCAAAGTATTCCGCTCACGAGACTTTACCTCTACATGTAAACAACGCCCTGTATGCGGATCAATGGCAGTGAAATCCCCGGAGACTTGTTTCTTCGGAGTCGCGCCCACAATCTTGCCGCCTCGCCTTACGATTCGCCATGGTGTTTCAATCTTTTCAATGCAGGCGTATCCGTGCTGTCTTAGCCATAGCTCTGCTATCTCTTCGGCAGCCTGGCCTCGCTTTGTGTTGCGCTTACCCTGAATCCTGTTACGAAGTTCCACTTTTTTCCCTCTCTCGCTTCGTGAGCGTTTGCTGGTTCGACGATCTCCACGTTGGTAATGCTCTGCCCCCTACGCTAGAAGGGAATTTGGTCATCTACTGCCCCGTCCTGATCCCTATTCCCGAATTGCGAGTCCTGGCCCTGGCTTCGGCCCTCAAGCGCATCAGCCAGTTGTCGCAACATGGCCGGCGCTGCATGTTTATCTCCCAGTGTTACTTTCATCGGAATTGGCTTGCTCCCTGGCTGATTCTCTCTTGTTTGCGGATATACCATCTTCCAAAAATTCCGCTTATCGCCGGCCTTTCCAACGATAATCGAATACACGCCGTTGTATTCGTCCAAAATTGCCACCTCCCGGTATTTGCTGTCCGGCACTGGTATTGCTATGATTTCTGTCATTTATTTACCCTCCCTCATGTAATTTGCGTAAAACCCCATCTTCTCAATATCCCGCATAAAATCACCCTTCCAATTCGCTCGACAGCTATACTTAATCAGGTTGCCGAGCAAATAACCCTCCCACTGCTCCGGCATCAGCTTTGCCTTGATGATGTCCAACACCTCAAAGCCACCCTGATCATAATACCGGCTCTTGGGATCTTTGCGGCAATTCGGCTCCGTCCTGATCCCATGCATCTCTAAATCCCACTGCGGACAGCGCAAATCTTGCGGACACTCATATCCGGCATACTCAATGCCAGCGTTGCAAGGCGCAGCGCAGTGACCGTTGCTCATTAATTTATTCATGCTGCATGGCATTATTGGCTCCTTTCATCATCGTTAAAAATATCATCATTATGTTTACAGTATTTTACACGCTCATCTGCTGGTAAATCCTTATACCGTCCATTATCAGCAATATATCTCAACATGGTATCGCCAACCTTACCAACTTCCCGAAATCTAATCTTTTGTACATAAATACACACTTCCGGTCTTTCCACATTATGCCGATGCACAACTACCCCGTTATCAGCCTTGTTGTACCAATGCGCTGATCCTGATATGTCATAAAGCCTTGGCACAGGATAAGCCCCAGTATCATCGCGCTTTAACTTAGTCGGGTGCGCCACGATCCAGACATGCACATTGTTGAGCCGCGCAAACCGGCGGATCTTTCCGAGCGACTCGGAAACATATTCTGTTTCGCTCATCGAACTGGGCCGATGGTATTCAAGCTCATTCCAAGGGTCTAAAACAACACCATCAACCCCATGCCTTGATATTGCCGCTTGCATCACTTCCAAAATACCATCTATGTGCATATCCTTGTCGCGTAACTGCGTAAAAAAGAACCGGGTTTTCATCCATTCCAGTGCATTTTGGATCTCTCTTAATTCAACCCTATCAGATGTTCTTGTACTTCCGGCGAAAGGCTTACGCGTGATTTTTTCAACAAGGCTGGCAGCATGTCTTTGAATCGGCCAGTTTTCCGGCGAACAATACGCAATTTTCCAGTTTGACCGGCTTGCAAGATTTACCGTTAAAGCATCAAGCCATGTGCTTTTCCCACTGCTCGGAATCCCGGTTACAACTGTCATTTCGCATTTACGGACAGTGTAAAGCCTATCCAATGACGCCCATCCGGTAAACTCCCCCGGCCTTAAACCTTCATCGTAAAGCCCTATAATTTCAGCTTCTATATCGCTGACAGTATATAAACCATCTACCGGGTAAGGTTTGGCTTGATGATAAATATCTGACAACCGATCAGGCCCGTACTTTTTCAACACATCGTTTGCATCTTTGCAGCCTGATGGGTAAACAACCCGGCAACACTTATGCTTTCCCAATCGTTCAGCAAGTTCTTCCTCCAGATGCTTGCCCGGCTCATCATTATCGACAGCCAAAATAAATGTTTCAAACTTATCAACCAGCCCGTCTTGCAAAAACGCCATTTTGGTATCAAGGTTTTTGGCAGACACGGCAGGGGCGCCGTCTGGAACCGATGCGGCATTCTCGAATCCACACTCAACAAATGACAGGCAATCAATCTCGCCCTCGGTGATAATCAGCTTATTGGACCCAGAAGCCGCAGCCATGTCGTAGTTATAAAAACACGGTTCCGGGTTTTTGGATTGCCACATCTGCTTTGTGCCGGTGCGGTACTTAATAGCCACAACCTCGCCGTGCTTGTACCTGGGGAACATGATAGCGCCGTGGGGCTTCCCGTTTGGCTTTTCAAAGCCGATCTTGCACTTACTAAGGGTTTCTGCGCTTATTTTACGATTGTCGAAGTATTTAATCACGGCATCCGGCAGAGCGGATGGAGAATAGGCAGGCTTTACATAGGTTTTGGAATCAGAATTCTGCGCATTTTTGTCCGGGTCTTTTAAAGATCCTCGCCAATCGCAATGCTGGCAAACCCATGTACCTTTGTCAATGTTTACACACAGATCTTTTTCCCGCTGGTGTTGTGGTTTTCGATCTGGTGTGCATTGCGGGCAAATAGTTCTGACCTCGCCGCCGTTGTTGGTTGGGATCTCGATCCCGTAATCACTGTAAAATTCTCGCATCAATACACCGGCCCTGATTGTTTGGTTGCATTTTTATTTTTGCGCTTAAACGATGCGTAAATATTCTGGAATTTCGTCTCGCCGTTGTTCTGTTTTTTCCGCAACCCCGCCAATGAAAGCACGTTGGTTGACCAGAACGAATCCTTTGCGGCCCAGTTAAGGACCGGCTTTATTTCCTGCTCCAAATCAAAGCCATCAATCCGGACTAACTTGTCAATCGTTTCAGCCCCGCTATTGATTTTAGACTCGGTGATTTTTACAAGATTGCCATGTTGTTTTTTTTGGTATTCGAGGAAGCGTTTTGAGAGGGTAAAAAATCCTGACGGTAGTTCTTTATTTTCATTATTATCATTATTGTTTGTGTTACTTGATAGACACTTGCCTGTTACTTGCCTGTTACTTTTGCTGTTACTTTTTTTGGGTTCAACTTGGTAAGTATCCCAATTTACAATGGTAATTATAGAATATTGGCTGTTACTTTCGATGTTAATATTTTGGAGGTTTTTTAATTTTTGCATTCGTTTCCATGTCGTATTAGGATTCATGGCCAATTCCGCTGATGCAGAGTACCGCCCGAAAACAAATTGTCCTGGTTTTACGAATACTTCGACAACACCTTTTCCAGTTTTTAACGAAATCCATTTTTCTTCATGGTTGGCTTTCATTAAACACCAAGTCCAAACCTTCCATAATCCTTCGTTTTTAAAAACGCGGGAATTAATGCTTTTCCGCCAGAGGCTTACATATCCGTCGAGTTCCATTAAGCAATCCCGATTTCGCCGTGTTCAAAACGTGCCTGATTTGCAGCTTTAACTTGATATTCCGACAGCCTGTTTATCCACTCAAGAAACTCATTATAAGACATGTTGTTTTTTGC